CCAGAAGTTAAACCAACACCTGCAGAAGTTAAGCCAGAAGTTAAACCAACACCTGCAGAAGTTAAGCCAGAAGTTAAACCAACACCTGCAGAAGTTAAGCCAGACGAACCACAAGGACCAAGTCTTTGGGATAAGATAAAGCAAGGTGCAAAAGACGTAGGTGATGCCATCGGCGGTGCATTAACACCAAGCAATACGCCTGGGACAGGCTCCGCAACCGAACCAGTCACAAAGCCTGCACCTGCACCTACTCCTGCAGAACAAAGATCTAACATTGAAAAAATGCTGGATGAGTTAGACAAATCAACTGATCTAGAAGTTAGAAAAAGAGCACAGGCAGCTAGAGCTAAATTAAACGGACCACCAGGTGCCGCGCCCGGCTCAGGCAGTGGTGCCAAAGTACAACCTACTGGTCCAAATCCCGGAGGCGGCGGCAACTCAGACATAAACAACACTACCGGCCCTGCAAAAGATAAACCGGGTAACAACTCAGGTAACAATACAACAGTGCCAGGCCAAGGTACTAATCCACAAGGAACTACGTCTGGCCCAGCTGGGCCCGGAAATGGGCAGCAAGGTGCGCCGGGCGCAGGCACTGTACCAGGAAAAGTTCCTGGAGTTACTCCAAATAATGTACCTGGAGATGTTGACGGAGACAAAATAAGAAAACAACGTCGTGAACAAGAAGCCAAATTGAAACAATTACAGCAGTTACCTGATAAAACTGGTACTACCAGCGGTGGATGGAGAGATGCTGGAATGGGAGCAAGGATATGGAGAGGTGGGCCAGGCGAAGATCCACAGGGTAAGTGGAAAGGTTATGTGTTCAGTGACGGAGATATAATGCCAGCCGGTGATTACAGTACAGGAGTTGGAAATTCAAGAACAACCACTTATAGCGGTAATGCAGGAACAGATCAGTTTGATAGGCAAGGAGTTGATAAGCTATTATACGATAGAGAAAGACGAGCACAGGAAATAGAAAGATTACAGAAACAAAAAGGCGTAAAAGAAGACTTTGATAGAATATTAAAACTGGCAGGCCTTAACAAGTAATCAAAATGGCAGATTTATTCTGCCATTTTCACCTCTAAAATATCTAACAGCTTGCATACACAAGATAAGTAGTATATAATAGGCATATACATTAGGAGAGTTACAATGGGTGGTCGTTCATACGGTGCAGAAGAAAAGGCAAAGCTAGAGCGTTTGATTACAGAAGGATCCACAGTCCTTCGTGAAATTGACGACTTGCAAGTAGGCTTAAAAGAAACAGTACAGGCAGTAGCAGAAGAATTGCAGGTCAAGGCCAGTGTTATCAATAAAGCAATCAAGATTGCACACAAAGGCGATTGGAGCACTTACAATCAAGATTGGGAAGAAATTGAAGCAATTTTAGATATTACAAAACGTATCTAATAAATATTAGTAGTAAGGGTCAGCGGGCCATAAATCGCACATAAGGTATTTGTCAGCCGGAAATGACATATGGAGAACTAATGAGCTATGTAGACGCATGGTTTGACCGCGATAACGATGTTATCAAAGTGGTTGAACGAAATAAGAAAAATGAGCGTGAGTATCGTGACATTCCTGTCAAGCACACGCTGTATTACAAAGACCCTCGTGGCAAATTTCAAAGTATTTACGGAGATGCACTTAGTCGCATTGTTTGTAAAAATACAAAAGACTTTCGCAAAGAACAAGCAATTAATTCAGGTAAGCAATTATTTGAAGCTGACATCAATCCAGTATTCGTTTGTCTAAGCGAAAACTATCTAAACGCAGAACCTCCAAAGCTCAATGTGGCATTTTTCGACATTGAGGTGGACTTTGATCCAGAACGTGGCTATAGCACTCCTGAAGATGCTTTTATGCCAATTACTAGTATTGCAGTTCACCTACAATGGTTGGAAACACTTGTTTGTTTTGCAGTACCTCCAAAGACACTAACCTGGGAAGAAGCACAAGAAGCTGTTAAAGACTTTCCTAACACCATGCTGTTTAAAACAGAAGCGGAAATGCTGGATGCTTTTCTTGATATTATCCAAGATGCTGATATGCTTAGTGGATGGAATAGTGAAGGTTATGATATTCCGTATACAGTAAATCGTGTGACTAAAGTGCTGAGTAAAGACGACACACGCAGATTCTGTTTGTTTGGTCAATATCCCAAGCGCCGTGAATATGAAAAGTTTGGCAAGAAAGCCATTACATACGACTTTATCGGTCGTGTACATTTGGATAGTCTTGAACTGTATCGCAAGTACACATATGAAGAACGTCACAGCTACAGACTGGATGCTATTGCAGAATACGAACTAGGCGAACGTAAAACACAATACGAAGGCACACTTGATCAATTGTATAACAATGATTTTAAAACATTTATTGAATACAACAGGCAAGATACAATGCTGTTGGATCGTCTGGACAAGAAACTAAAGTTCATGGATCTTGCCAACACACTGGCACACGAATGTACTGTATTGCTACAGACCACAATGGGTGCAGTTGCTGTTACAGAACAGGCTATTATCAACGAATGTCACAGACGTGGATTCCAAGTACCTAATCGCATCAAGATGGATGAGCGCGAAGATAGCCAAGCGGCAGGTGCGTATGTTGCCTATCCCAAAGAAGGTATTCATGACTGGATCGGTTCATTGGATATTAACAGTCTGTATCCCAGTGCAATTAGAGCACTTAACATGGGTCCGGAAACTATTGTTGGACAGTTGCGTCAAACTAAAACAGAAGAATTTATTGAACTACAAATGGCCAAGGGTAAGTCTTTTGCAGCCAGTTGGGAAGGAGTATTCAGTAGTTTGGAATATGAATGTGTTATGAATCAAGAGATTGGTACAGACATTACTATCGACTGGGAAAACGGAGACACTGATGTTGTCAGTGCTGCCGAGGTATATAGACTTATATTTGAAAGTAATCAGCCGTGGATTCTCAGTGCTAATGGTACAATCTTCACTTACGAGAAGGAAGGCATTATTCCCGGACTGCTCAAGCGTTGGTATGCGGAACGTAAAGAGATGCAGGCCAAGTTAAAGGAATGTATTAAAAGTGGTAATAAAGTCGAAGAAGAATACTGGGACAAACGACAACTTGTCAAAAAGATTAACCTCAATAGTTTATATGGTGCCATTCTTAACAGCGGTTGTAGGTTTTTTGATAAGCGTATTGGTCAGAGTACCACACTAAGTGGTCGACAGATTGTTAAGCATATGGCTGGAAAGGTCAATGAAATTGTCACTGGCGATTATGACTATCGTGGTAAAGCAATTATCTACGGTGATACCGACTCGTGTTATTTTAGTGCTTACAAGACTCTTGAGAAAGAAATCATAGCAGGTAAAATTCCTTGGACAAAGGAAAGTGTAGTACAGTTGTATGATCAAATTGCTGACGAAGTAAACAATACATTCCCGCAGTTTATGTTGGACACGTTCCACGTACCAAAGACTCGTGGCGAAGTTATCAAAGCAGGTCGTGAGATTGTTGGCAGTAAGAGTTTGTTTATTACTAAAAAGAGGTATGCTGTATTGTATTACGACAAAGAAGGCAAGCGCACTGATATAGAAGGTAAACCTGGTAAGATCAAGGCCATGGGCTTGGATCTCAAGCGTAGTGATACTCCAGAGTTTATCCAGAACTTTCTTAGTGATGTTCTTGAAATGGTATTGATGGGTAAACCTGAACAAGAAGTGCTGGATCATATTAGTGAATTTAGATTACGATTTAAAAGCAGACCCGGTTGGGAGAAAGGTAGTCCTAAACGTGCCAATAACATTACTGAATACGAAGCCAAGGAAAAGAAAGACGGCAAAACTAATATGCCAGGACATGTACGTGCTAGTATCAATTGGAACACACTGAAACGTATGTACCAAGACAAATACAGCATGGGTATTACTGACGGTGCAAAGGTTATTGTTTGTAAGTTAAAACAAAATCCTATGGGCTTTACCAGTGTGGCATATCCAGTCGATGAACTACGACTTCCGCAATGGTTCAAAGACTTGGCTTTTGACCATGCTGAGATGGAACAGACTATTATTGACAATAAGTTAGATAATTTAATTGGTGTGTTGAAATGGGATGTACGTAGCACAGAAGAAAAGAATACATTTAACAGTTTATTTGAGTTTTAATATGAAAATAATAATTGCAGGATATGGATTTGTGGGCAAGGCTGTGGCAAAAGCACTGCGTACCAAACACGAAGTTGTTATTGTGGATCCGAAATACACAACTGATACAATCGCAAATAATCATGATGCAGATGGTTTGATTATTTGCGTTGATACTCCCACAGCGGATGGAATATGCGATATAGGAAATGTTGCAAACGTAATGGATACTGTTCCTATCTTTATGCCTGTATTGATTAAGAGTACTATTACACCCGGCACATTAATAGAAATAGAGGAATTGTACACCAATCATTCGATTGTATATAATCCCGAGTTTCTAAGGGCACGTACTGCTGATCAAGATTTTATTGATCAAAAATACTGTGTGCTAGGCGGGGAAGATCCTGCAGGATTTTGGCAGGAACTATTTACAAGCATATTGCCAAATTGTAAATTGTTCTTTCACTGTACTATAGTAGAAGCGGCAACAGTCAAGTACAGCATCAATGCATTCCTAGCAACAAAGGTTGCATTTTTTAATCAACTGTATGACATTTGCGAGCAAAACGGTGCCGATTATAAAATGGTCAGACAAATGATCACACACGATAGTCGCATTGGTAATAGTCATACATTGGTACCAGGATTAGATAGTGAACGAGGATTCGGTGGTGCTTGTTTTCCAAAGGATACCGAAGCGTTTGTACACTATGCCAATACAATCAATGCACCATTTAGTATACTAAATGAATCGGTGGAATACAACAAGAAGGTTAGGAAAAATCCTTGACATTGTCAAAAAATCTAAGTATAATCACAACATATGGAGAATAACATGAAACACTTTTTACAAGATCTAGTAGCGCATACACACAGCTTGGGCTTTTTGCCTTTGGTCAAAGTATCATCAACTACTAAAGAAACAAGCATTGAATCGATGGCTGAAGATCGGTCAGTTATTGTTAATGCAAAAACACATAGTCCAGTCGACGACTTTGAAGGCACATTTGGTATGCCTAACTTAAACAAATTGGACATTCACCTAAAGTGTCCAGAGTATAAGGAAAATGCAACTATTTCGGTTGTTAAACAAGAACGCAATGGAGAAACAATTCCTACAGGACTGCACTTTCAGAACGGACTTGGCGATTTCCAAAACGATTATCGTTTTATGAATCAAGACATTATCAATGAAAAATTGAAGAGTGTTAAATTCAAAGGTGCTAAATGGGACATTGAGTTTCAACCAAGCATGGCTAGTATTCAACGTCTTAAGTTTCAAGCAAATGCACACTCAGAAGAACAAACCTTCCAAGTTAAAACAGAAGGCAACGATCTAGTGTTTAGTTTCGGTGATGCAAGCACACACGCTGGTTCGTTTGTGTTCCAAGCAGGTATAG